ACTGAGGCCTGTGTGATGGTCCTGCACCACGTATCAGAACAGTCAGAGTATGGGTCACCTAGTAACCCACCTCATCGCAGAGCAATTCACGGAAAGGTCAGTCAGTTACCTGCACTGATACTTACATTGGGCTATGACCCATCGCAAGGAATACTTAAGGTAGCACCGGTGAAGAATCGGTTTGGTGCACACACTGCTGACGGAAGCAAATATGCACAGCTACTGGTAAACTACGCAGCAGTACAGATCTCAGATCAAAATGAGTTTGGTTGGATGTTAAGAAAAGATACGATTGCAGGATACCAAGGAGGGTATAATGTCTGAACAACAGTTATCAAATAAGTACCGAGACAATCTCAAAGCAGATGCTTTGCGTGCAGAAGTTGATGCACTACGTGAAGATGTTAATTCCATCAAGGTAGACCTAACCAACTTCGTTGGTGCCTTGCTGCAATCTGGTATCGTCGAGCTAGTCAAAGACGAAGAAGGCAACATCGTCTATAAGATCAACAAGGTTGTATTGGTAGATGAGTCAGTACAACAAGACTAAAGGTTCTCAGTTTGAGACAGATGTAATGAAGTGGCTACGCAATAAAGGCGTAACTGCGGAACGTCTGTCTAAAGCTGGGGCAAAGGATGAGGGCGACATCGTTACTGTTATCGCGGGAGAAACTTACATCCTTGAACTCAAGAACAGGGCAACACTATCCTTGCCTGAGTTCTGGAGAGAAGCACAAGTTGAGGCGCTTAACTATGCAAAGGCAAGAGGTCTTGGGGAAGTCCCTCTATCTTATGTAATAGTTAAGCGTCGCAACGCATCAATAGATCAGGCTTGGGTAATCCAAGACTTAACTCAATGGTTAAAGGAGAAACAATAATGCCAGTTCCAGGTGGAGAAATTACAACGTCAGAGATTCTAGTACCAGTAGTAGAAGAAGTAGTTGAAGTTTCAACTACAGAAGAAGAAGCTGAAGATGATTTGCCAGAATTGTCTTAAAGGCGGAGAAGAAAACACACTTGCTCACTACAAGCGTGCAACTAATTGGCACGACAAGTGCGACTTTAAGGGGTGTGTATGCCAGCACAAGACTGGTCCAGGGTACGTAAAGCGGGACGGTTCAAAGGTGCCGTTGATGCAAACTCAATCCCCATAGGAGCAATCGTTTCCCACTATGGAGGTGAGGTACGTGAAGGCAAGAGTGCTTCGGTTCGTTGCTGTTTACATAGTGACAGTAGACGTTCAGCAGTTATCAATACTTATGACAATTTATATTTCTGCCATACCTGCGGTAAGGGTGGCAACGCAGCTAACTTAGTGTGCATACTAGAGAACTTGGAGTTTAACGATGGCCTCAAACGTGCAGTCGAAATTGCTGCTGGAAGCGGCGCAACAATACGCACAGGCAATAAGTCCAGAGGCTCTAGCCGTACTCGAAGGACGTGGGATCTCTGAAGAGACAGCAGGACTGTTTCAGTTAGGGACTATTACTAACCCAATCAATGGACACGAGATGTATGAAGGGTGGCTATCTATCCCATACATCACAGCATCCGGTGGTTGTGTTGGCTTTAAGTTTAGAAGATTAGATGATGCCAAGCCTAAGTATGGTTCACCTACTGGGCAGAAGGCACACCTGTATAACGTATGTGACATCACTGTTGACTCACCTTACATCGTTGTATGTGAAGGTGAACTAGATGCGATAGTTACTAGCGGTGAGCTTGGTATCCCAGCAGTAGGTGTACCAGGAGTTGCAGCGTGGAAGCCACACTTTCCAAAGTTATTTGCAGGTTATGAAACTGTCTTTGTTGTTGGTGACAATGATGTCAAAGAGGATGGGTCTAACCCAGGTGCTGAGTTTGCTAAGCGTGTGGCTAACGAGGTAATGAACTCACAGATTGTTACACTACCGCCAGGTATGGACATCAATGATTACTACTTGGCTAATGGAATTGATGCTACAAGAAAGTTACTGATAGGGGAGTCGAATGTATGATGATGACAAAGAGCGAGTGGGACACGATGCTACAGACTTTGCAGCATATGGGCTTCCAGATCCTTTTAGTGGATACGCAAAGCGAAACGATAACAATAAGACCGATACCGACTCGATAGACTTTGACCACGTGAAGTTTGTTACTGATGTATGGGAAGTCTTAGATGGTGCAGGTAACCTGCTTATCAAGAAGCACAAGGACTACGGCCCAACTAACATTAGTCTCTCACCTGGTGGACCGCTCAATGGTTTGCGTGTGCGTATGCACGACAAGACTGCACGCATCAACCACTTGATTGATAGCGGTGCAACACCAGAGAACGAGTCACTACGAGATAGCTTCATTGATCTACTGAACTACAGTGCTATCGCACTAATGGTACTAGATGGTAAGTGGCCAAGTGAGTGAGGGATTCTACAAAACTGATACCTTCAAAACCTCCAACGATGATACGTGGACTACACCACGAGCTTTCTTCGACAGATACAACGACACGTTTCGTTTTTCTTTGGACGCAGCAGCATTGCAATCATCCACTCTTGTTCCCGATAATTGGTACGGCCCAGACCATCCTGTTCCAGCGCGTCAGGACGCATTTCATAATGACTGGGCTAGCGATAGTAACGGTGAAGCCGTGTGGCTTAACCCACCATACGGAAGGACAATCAAAGATTGGGTTGCTAAAGCAGAAGCTGAAAGCAAAAAGGGTTGCACCGTGGTATTACTGGTTCCCTCCCGAACTGACACTTCCTGGTGGCACGAGCATTGCATTGCGTATGAAATCGAATTCATTAGAGGTCGTCTCAAGTTTGGGAACCAACCTAATTCCGCTCCGTTCCCATCGGCAGTCGTGGTGATGCGATGACTGAACTACACCCAGTAATCTATGACCTAGTACCTAGCGTTGCTAACACTATTCATCGTAGGTATAACAAGCACGTTGAGAAGGATGACATCAAGCAAGAGTTGATGGCGTGGGCTATGACTAGGGTAGAAGATCACATCATTGATCTAATGGAACCTATCGAAGAGCGACGCAGACACAACGAGCAACGCATTGCGTGGCAGATGAAGCGTGTGGGAGAACGCTATGCACGCAAGGAGAAGGCAGCTAAGTCTGGCTATCAGACTAATGATGAAGCCTACTATGAGTCAGCAACTCTTGGTCAGTTGCTACCCTTTGTTATTGCATCAGTCATAGATGGCACAGTATTAGAGCAAGCACAAGAGATGATTAGAGATGGGCAACCTAAAGGTTCATCTTCCCCTGCCGAAGGTGGCAACCTACTTGCTAATCTTATTGACATCAAGAAAGGTTTTCTTAAGTTAGACCAAGAAGACCAAGCCCTCTTGCGTATGCGCCATCACGAGAGCTTTACCCTGCAACAGATAGCACAGGTACTAGAGTGTGCTATCTCTACCGCAGATCGTAGGTGCGCTCAGGCTTTGCGTAGGTTGCAGGATAATCTTGGCGGGGTTAGTCCCTGGCAATGAACGAAGAGTTATTATTTACCTTCTTGCGTGAGAGTTTGTACCCAGATTTAGTAAAGTCTGAGGGCATCTTTGATGCCTATGACTGTATCTCTAGGCAAGCAGGTCACTACATAGAGTTAAAGTGCAGGGCGGTACATTACAACACCTTGCTGATTGAAGAGATGAAGTATCGCAAACTCATCACACAAGCAGCAGAGCGTGAGCTTGTTCCCTTCTATATCAACTCTACCCCTGCCGGTATCTTCTCCTTCGACCTATTGGATTTACCAGAACCAGTATGGTTTAATCACCAGATGCCAGCGACAACTGAGTTTGACAGGGTTGAAAAGGTTGAGAAGTTAGTAGGTTATCTACCTATAGAGGAAGGAGTCCAGCTCTAATGCAGTACGACTATCGTTGCCCTGATTGCAACACAGTATTAACTATTGAACGTAGTATCCACGAGGAACCACGTGAACCATCTTGCTTTGATTGCCACATACCAATGATACGTAAGTGGGACTCACCTGGTGTTACCTTCAAGGGTAAAGGATTTTATTCTACTGGTGGATAGTGTTATACTTTAGATCTTGGCAAGCGCCCGCTTGTTGAGTGCTAGCAAAAACCCCACCGGTTCTGCCGATGGGGTTTTTGTTTGCTAGTGGAAAGGGTTAAGAAACACCAGCAAGATTATTGTAGCGGGTCAGTACCAGCCTCGTCTATCTGAGTGTCCGAGAGCGCGACACGCACTCCCTCCATAGCGATGACCAATGTATCGTATGCCGTGAAGGATTTGTAATTCAGGTTGTCCACTACGCTCTCTAAGGAGTTGAGCAATTCCAAAAGCTGAGCTTCTTGGTTTGCCCTGAGAGTCTCTTGGGCGAGCAAGGTGGTCGAGCCTGGACTCACGGGTCCATAAGGTGAGTAGGCACTGGACTTGGTTGTCGTTGTAACCGAGTGCCTTTGAGTAACTAATGATAAGTGCCTTGTTCTCACGCTTCTCCTCCATCGTAGCCTTCGTCCTCTCCCGCATCTGCGGGATCTCCGAAGGGAGGGACGGCGTTCGCTCTGGTATGAACGCCCACAGTAAGCCTACTATTACTATCAATGATCCAAGTCTTGCCCTCTTGCTCATCAAAACTCCTTTGTTCATCAAGCAACTGCTTGTATGTCTCTGGGTATAGGTGCGCTAGGCGCACGAGTGCCTTGTCTCTTGCCCTTCTGTAATTGCGGTAGTGGATAGACTGTTTCCCGCTTACCTGTCTACTCTCCATTGATCTTGTCCTCCCACACTATAAGCACATAGGCTACCACCATTACTATGATTATCCCTAACAATAAGCTCATCTCAACTCCTTCTCATACCTCGTCATAACAGATACCACATAGCCACCAAGCGTGGACTTCGATTACTTCAGACTCCGGTGTCTGAGTTTCACATCTACTGCACTTAACAGTATCCTCCGTCATCGCCCTACCTTCCTTGCCTGCTGGACAATCTCGGTGATGTCTATGGTCTGCCCTACTAGGTGGGCATCTTCCTCATCACTATCCCACGCACTCACCAACAGACGTGCATTATCGGGTGCAAGAGTTAGCCATTGCATAGCCTGTTCAGCATTAGCCCCGCCCCACTCTGCTCTCCCGCTCTCGTCCACTACCTCGTACAAGAGGATCAGCTCAGACTTACGCGGGTGTATGGTGTAGATATTGTTTGCTTCTTTCTCTAGTTTTCTTTTCATATCAGCAACCTGTTGTGCTATGTAGTTAGTCATAGTTTGCACCCTTCTTTTACCCAACGTGCAAGGCACAATGCACTCTCCTCCTTAGTTAAAACGGCATAGCCATTCGTGAACCACGTCTCGTATTTGAGATCTGAAATCTTATTCATTCTCCTCCTCCTCAAACCCGAATAGCTGCGACAGGGCAGAATTAGCCCGTCGTAGATTAGCGATAGCTCTTGCTATCTCCTCCTGCTGAAGATCTATCTCAGCTTGATTAAGGCATAGGTCTACCTTAGCCTCTAAGTATTCTCTATTCATTACGCTACCTCCTCTATCGTTACATCATCATAACCTTTATCTTTCCAAGCCTGCGCCATATTTTGTGCTTGTGTCTGCGATAGGTAGCACAAGCTAACCTCACTACCGCCTACCCATACTGTCCACTTACTCATTACCCTCTCCCTCATCTAATTTATCGCACTCTATTAGGGCTAGTGCTTCTCTCCCTAATTTCCATACTTTAGGCTCGCGCCCATAAGCTGTCCCGTAATTCATTTATTCTCTCCCTCTAAGTGGCAAGGACAAGAGCAAACGTAGGTATCTTGCACACTATCCTCACATAATTGGTGTCTATCTTGTACGCAGCTACTATTCATTACCCTCTCCCTCATTAGTGGGTAGTACTCTACCCTTCCATTGTGTTTCGATTATCTTGATTACATCTTCACCAGTAGATAGTTTCTCCCAGTCCCACTCTCTCGGATCTCCGTCATAAGTCTCTATCTCTAGTGTTACTAGGTATCTATCTTTCATTTAGCTACCTCCATAATTCTTTTAATGAACTCTAAGTAAGTCTCTTTCACATAGTACTCGCAACTCTTTTTGTGTTGGTCGTACCTGTATTGGTCACACTTTACGCAATTATTATTGATGTCGTAGCTCATTACGCCACCTCCCTGTCTCTCTCAACTCTGCAAAATAAGCATAGGTCTAGCATTTTGGCATTAAATCTTATGTTGCCCCATTGATCTTTCCAATAGGTAATCTTATCGCCATACTCTCTGTCGTTATAGCAATCATCAGTTAGGCACATCTTGTTATCTTTCATTACTCGCCCTCCTCGCTTGTAATAGAATTAAGTACGGCTAATGCACTATTAACCGCCTCAGCTAGTTTCTGTTCCATAGGCTCAAAAACCCCGTCACCTAGATAACCGCTCTCCCACACTTGTGTTTCCTCGTTCCAAATTGTGCCGTCAGGAAAGCGGGTTTCCTCGCAATCGTAATCTAGTGTCCACTCATTGCTTTTGGTATCAAACACTAGAATAAAGTGATGTTGTTTGGTCTCCATTACTTACCCTCTCCCTCGTGTGTGCAACAGGTATTGCAATTACCGCAATCCCCGCACCGGTTATCACGGCTTGATACATCATAAGAGGTAGCGCACTTATCGCACTCGCCCTCTTGCTCGATTAGAATTGCCACTCCGTCACACCCGTCCTCTAGCAGCGGGTTATCGCATACACGCAAGCACTCGCCCTCGCACTCACAATTACTCTCGTCTCCCGCGTGTAGTATGCGCCAACTACCCGACCCGCATAGCTCGCACTCTCTCGCCTCCGTACTTAGGGCGCGTAGTATGTCCATTGTGTCCATTACTTAATCCTCTCTCCCTTGTCATTAAATCGGTAAAGCATAGGTGCGCCCTCTATCTCGCACCCTCTTTCATACGGGTAAATTAGGTATTCGCTGAAACCATTACTTAATCGCTCATAGCTGTAAACATACTCTCCGGCGTGAGCACTAAGTCTCTCCTGTAATTGTTGTTTAGTCATTACTTAGTCTCTCCCTCTTTCTTGATGTATGCAACTACCTTTTTATGTAAAGTATCTAGGCGCAGACTTCTCGCGTCCCCGTGTGTGCCTTGTGTGTCGTTAATAAGTGCAGAATTGATGTCTTTTAACTGTTGCAAGGTAAAAGCGGTAGTAATAAAGGTCTCCATTACTTGCCCTCCTCCGCTAGTGCGATCTTAAATTGTGCCTTAGCTTGTGCCAATGTGTAGCCGTAGTATGTGCGGGTGAATAGATACTCTCCCGCGCCCTCGCCTACAAAATCGGATAGGACATAAGCCCCACTATGTGCCACTCTTTCGATAGTCATACTTAACCCTTTCTATTCTCCGGCTAGGTACCGGCCTCCTCCCTCTTGCCCGTAAGCAAGAGGGAGAAAGTCACCTACCTAGTGAGCTTGTTACATACATTTAAGCATTGAGCCGAGGCATATACGCCCCTCCTCGGTTATCCATACGTTCCCGCTTATCCACACAAGGCCGGCAATAAGTAGGCCGATAGCTATGCCGGCGACAAGATTGCCCCTCTTAGATAGCTCTCTCACTTGCTCGCCTCCTCTCTCCTAATTGCCTCCTCCGCCTCCTCGCGTGTCTCAGCGTAACCAAATCGGTCAATCGCCCCGTGTGAGTATTGATAGCGGTATGAAAACCACCCGCCGAGACCGGTCTCCTCGATTGTGTAGGTCATTTACTTATTCTCCTCTCGTAGTTGCTTAGCGATTAGGTCAAAAGGGAGAGAGCCTTGACCCTTGATAATCTGAGCAATTAGGAGGCCGGCTATCTCGCTTATCTGCTCGGTGACTAGCTCGGTTACTTGCTCGGCTAGTGTCTCCCACTCATCGCGTAAGGTATCCGATAGCTGAGCAACGCTATCGCTTGCCTTGGTGTCGTCCATAAGCTCGGTGTAAGCGTCATAGTCGTTTTCCATAACCAAGAGAAAGTCTTGCTTAAATTGCTCGGCAATAACTAGACGGGTCACGCTATCGTCTAGTGTGTCTGCTTGTTGTTGTGCTAGTGATGTCATTAGTTAGCTCCTTTTGTAACTATTACCTGAAAGAGATTTTTAGGTGTTGCGTTGCACTTAATGCAATTCTCAATAAAAGCTAAATCCCATTGGGAATTATCATTTAAGTCATAGTAATACTCAGCTATTACGCGACACTCACTACATTGTCCGTAAGCTACTCGTAAGCGTTTAGCGGTCTTAGTCATTTACTTAGCTCCCTTATCTCGTGTGCAACTATGGCAAGTATTAGAATTAAAAAAGTGTGACGCGGTGAGCAAGTGTGAACAGGTATCGCATAGCTTGTAATCTAATTTCATTTACTTATCTCCTTGTGAGCTTGTTAGGTAGGTTAGGCTCACGGGTCTATTGTTACACGACTATCCCCCATAGTGCAACACCATAACCGGCAAGGTTTCAGGGTGTGTCGGGCTAGGCAATAGCTGAGCCGTCTAAGGCTAGGTTTTGGATCTAATACCTACCGAGAGGCCGAGGACATCGAGGCAAGAGGTCAAGGCCACCGGCTCGGCTAGGTCATCGGGTCAGATTTACCGGTCAGGGATAGGGCGAGGCTATCGGTCACCGGTAAGAGGCTAGCGGTTAGCAGCTGCAAGGGTAGATAGGTCACCGGTTAAGGTCACCGGTCAGGCGGTTACTTAATAGCTGCAAGGGTTAAGGGATAAGGGCTTAACCGCCGGAGGTCTAGTAACCCGCTACCGCTTACCTAACCAATGCACCGCTAACCGCACCGATTACGGCAAGGGGAGGGGGTGGGGGTCAGCAAAACACCGCTAGCACTACCCCCCTATGCTGAATTCTTTTGCACGGTGGTATATATACCCTCCAAAAAAATATTTGCTAAAGTTAAAGCTGCATTATGCCTCTGACCTGCGGTTTTATATACTGTGATGAAGGTCACATTCTAAAAACGGGAAATGACGATAATTTCCTGCCTTATATATAGTAAGGGGTTTTAATAGGAAAAGCCCTGAGCAGTCAGCGGTTGGCCTCTAGCGAGGCCCCTAGGCCGAGCACTGACTTACCCCTCAGTTCGCTGTGGCTCCTTCGGGCGTTAAGCCCGACCTGCCCAGTACTTTTAGTGGGGATAGGACTATCTACTGGTAGATAAAACCTTCCTCGCCTAGTATAAAAATAAACCGATTCCGGCCGGTCCCCAATAAATTTTAGGAGATCACGTGGCTGACAATAGTGCCGACATCGCCAAGAGAATCATCCTTGGTTGTGTAGCAGAGGGTATGACCATCGAGCAGGCTTGCGCCTCCGCTGGTAAATCCATTAAGACTTACGAGTACTACCGACGTACCGATAAGGTCTTCTGCGACAAGGTTGACCGAACACGCCTAGGCCTGAAGGACAAGTCCTTTGCCTCCGGTGATGTTCACGATTTAACCTTTGCCGAGTTCCGCGAGAAGTTCCTGCACTCTAAGACCTTCCCACACCAGCAAAACCTGGTAGATATGATTGAAGGCCGCGAACCTGGTTGGCTACATCCTTCTATGAAGTACGAGCCAGGGCTAGCTTCTAATAGAATTTTATTAAACATTCCGCCCAACCACGCCAAGTCAATTACGATCACGGTGGACTATGTAACCTGGCAGGTAGTACGTAACCCCAACTTTAGAGTTTTGATTGTTTCCCAGACCCAGCAGTTAGCTGCCGACTTTCTCTACGCCATCAAGCAACGCCTGACTCATCCGATGTATGAATCACTCCAACAGGCTTACGCTGCTGGCGTAGGGTTTAACTCTAAGTCAGCCTCTTGGCAAGCAACCCGCGTCACCTTTGGTTCCGAGCTTCGTGAGTCTAGCGAAAAAGATCCAAACATCGAAGCCATAGGTATCGGCGGTCAAATCTACGGTAAGCGTGCAGATATGATTATCGTAGATGACGCTGTTACCTTAAAGAACGCCAACGAGTTTGAAAAGCAAATCCGCTGGTTAACCCAGGATGTGCGATCACGTTTGAACCCTACGGGTAAACTTGTAGTCATTGGTACTAGAGTTTCTGCTATGGACCTATACCGCGAGCTACGTAACGAAGACCGCTACCCTGGTGGACTGGTCCCGTGGAAGTACTTGGCTATGCCAGCGCTTTTGAAGACAGATGAGAACCCTGATAACTGGGAGACTCTCTGGCCTGCAAGTGATGCTCCCTTTGATGGTCAGATGGAATCTGACAAGAACGAAGACGGCCTCTACCCTAGATGGAATGGTCGCAACCTTTACAATGAACGCCAAGCTATGGATGCAAGTACCTGGGCTTTGGTGTATCAACAACAAGATATCTCAGATGATGCCATCTTTGATCCGGTATGTGTGCGAGGTTCTATAGATGGTATGCGTAAAGCAGGTCGCTTGGTTCCTGGTAACCCAGGCCATCCGCGTGATGTTAATGGCTTTTCTTTTATTTGTGGTCTTGATCCCGCTATGGTTGGTGATACAGCCGTCGTTTGTTACGCTGTTGATAGGGCTACACATAAACGCTATATCGTTGATGCTATTAAGATCACTAGGCCAACGCCTGCTGCGATACGCCAGCTAATCTTTGACTGGACTTCACTCTATAGTCCTAGTGAATGGATCGTGGAGAAAAATGCTTTCCAATCATTCCTTACGCAAGACGAAGGCATCCGTGCCAACCTTGCAAGCCGAGGCGTGTTACTGCGAGAGCATCACACGGGTAACAACAAATGGGACTCTGGTTTCGGTGTTGCGTCTATGTCAACATTGTTTGGCACCAAGCAGTTCGACGGTAAGCACCACCGCGACAACCTTATTCACTTACCTAGTGACCAGACTGAAAACATCAAGGCGCTCATCGAACAATTGATTACGTGGTCACCAACTACTAAGGGTAAGACCGATATGGTGATGGCTCTGTGGTTCTGTGAGATCAGAGCACGCGAGATGCTTAACCAAGGACTTAACCAAACTCATCACTTAAAAAACCCATTCCTTTCTCGTTACGAGAGAGGCAAGCGAACAGTTGTCAACATAGATGAATTGCTCGCCGAGAAAGATCGCACATTCATCTAATAAGGAGATAACAATGGCAAATCGCAGAGATGACTATATGAATAAGCGCTCTTGGCTTATTGATACAGCAGAAACACCAGCAGATCAAAAACGACTTAAGGCAGAACTTGCCAAGTTAGATGCTCAGTTTAATCCAAACAGAGTAGCTAAAGTTTCAAAGTCTAAGCCAGTGGCTAAGAAGACAACTACAAAAGCTGTAGCAAAAAAGGCTGTCAAGCCAATGATTAAGAAGGCAGGCAAGAAGTAATGCCAAATATGAAAAAGCAAGTACCTGCATCAATGTTAAAGAAGTCAACTGAAAAAATGAAATCAAAGCCAAAGGTAAAGATTACTGGCACTGCTTCTAGCAAGCCACAAGTTTCTGGTTCAATGAGCAAGTCTCAACCAAAGACCACTACAAAGCCAAAGGCTCCAGCAGTTTCAAAGACTACTAAAACTCCTACGCCTAAGACTACAAAGAAGCCAGAGAAGATGACTCCTCAAGATGCTGCTATGAAGAAAATCCTTGAAGGCAAATACGGCAAGATTTACGGATAAGGAAAACAATTGTTATCAGTCAAAGAAGTTGACGCTAAGCTAGCACGCTTACGTACTCGCTCATCAGCGCGAGATCAACGTATGCGTGATGTGCTCTCGGTGCGTCAGGGAGATATCTCTAAGGTATACCCTGCAATGTTTTCAGAGGAATATCCAAAGCCTCTGGTTGCAAACTTCATTGACGTAGCAGCACGAGATCTAGCAGAAGCAATGGCACCACTGCCATCCTTTAACTGTTCTGCAACCAATATGGTTTCAGATACAGCACGCAAAGCAGCAGATACTAGAACTCGTATTGCAAACTTTTATGTAACAAACTCTGACCTACAACTGCAGATGTACACAGCAGCAGACTGGTATAACACCTACGGTCTTGGTATTGGTATGGTTGAGATGGACTTTGAGGACAACAATCCTCGTATCCGTATGCTTAACCCATTCGGTACTTATCCAGAGTTAGATCGTTATGGTCGCGTTATGTCTGTAACTCAGGTAATCATTACTGATGCAGAGACACTAGCTGCACAATACCCAGAGTATTACGATTTGATTTTAGGCAAAAACCAGTACGCTCTATCTTCTCCTTATATCTCAATGGTCAAGTACCACGACAAGGACCAAGATTTACTCTATCTACCAGAGCGTAAAAACTTGGTACTAGCACGTACACCTAACATTATAGGTAAGGCAATGGCATCTGTCATTATGCGTTCCTCCCTTGATGGTGAAGCACGTGGACAGTTTGATGATGTTCTGTCTGTACAACTTGCTCGTGCTCGTTTTGCAATCTTGCAGATCCAAGCAGCAGAAAAGTCTATCCAAGCACCTATTGCTATCCCACAGGATGTGCAAGAGTTGGCACTTGGTCCAGATTCAATTATGCGTTCTGCTAACCCACAAGGTATTCGTCGTGTTTCATTAGATCTTCCACCTGGCATCTTTGCAGAATCTGGGGTCCTTGAGCGTGAACTTCGTTTAGGATCTCGTTACCCTGAATCTCGTTCAGGTAACATTGACGCATCTGTTGTTACAGGCCGTGGTGTACAAGCACTACAGGCTGGCTTTGATACACAGATTAAGTCAGCACAAGCACAATTTGCTCGTATGTTCCAAGAACTTCTTTCAGTTTGCTTTGAAGCAGATGAGAAAGTATTTGGTGGTATTCCAAAGACCATCAAGGGTTCAGATGATGGAACACCTTACGTTCTAAAGTACACACCATCTCGTGACATCAAGGGTGAGTACGGCGTAGATGTACGCTACGGAATTATGTCTGGTATGGATCCTAACCGTGCCATCATTGCTTTACTACAAATGCGTTCAGACAAGCTCGTATCTCGTGACTATGTACGCCGTGAGATTCCTATGGACTTGAATGTT